GTTATCAACCGTATAGCCAATTTCAAGCTTATGCGCTCACAGCTCAAAATCAAAGTCATGTTAAATGGTAATTCATTTTACTATGGAAGGATGTTGATGTCATATCAACCGTTATTCAATTTGGATAACACCACATTAATCAGGCCAGGAGTTACGGCAGATTTTGTGGAAGCTACCCAGCGTCCTCACATTTATTTGAACCCTACGGAATCACAGGGTGGTGAATTGTTATTACCATTCTTTACACCGAAAAACATGATAGACATACCTAGTGGAGGTTGGTCTGATTTAGGCCGATGTCATCTATCTACCTTGCAAACTTTGAAACATGCTAACGGAGGAACTGATCCCGTTTCTATTTCGATTTTTGCTTGGGCAGAGGATGTTCATCTTTCTGTTCTTACTCAGGCAGATCCTGAATCTATTGTACCTCAATCTATGGAATACAAAGGTATTGTCTCGAAGCCAGCTTCTGTTATGGCGAAAGTAGCGGGTGCGTTATCCAATGTACCTATGATAAGTAATTTTGCTACTGCAACAGAAATAGGAGCTAGATCCATCGCGAAGATGGCTGCTCTTTTTGGTTTCTCAAAACCGTACCAACCCGAAACCACACCGTTTCAACCAGTGACAAGACAATCTATGGCTGATACTGATGGGTGTGAGAATATTCTCCGCCTAACTGTTGATACTAAGAATGAATTGACCATTGATCCTACTGTGGCAGGTGTTGATGCTAAGGATGAACTCGTCATCAACGAGATAGCGTCACGGGAATCTTATTTGACCACTTTCGATTGGGCTTTAGGATCTCCTGTGGAGAGCTTACTCTTTAATGTTGTTGTTGATCCTGGTATCATTCACACCGTTCCGGGTACCTTCCCTGAACTTCATATGCCTGCTTGTTCTTTTGCATGTCAGCCATTTGAGTTTTGGAGAGGATCCCTTAAGTACCGTTTTCAAGTTGTTGCTTCAGGTTTTCACAAAGGTCGTCTTAAATTCGTTTATGACCCTGTTGGAACTCCTGCAACTGGCATCGCTGAATACAATACGGCTTACACTCAAGTTGTGGATATCGCTGAACATAACGATTTCTGCATTGAGGTAGGTTGGGGTCAAACGACACCGTTTAGAACCCACTTGGGCCTAGGACAAGGCACCACTTCGTATAGTACTAGTACACTGGGATATCAGAGTTCGAATTTCAATTATGGTAATGGTACGTTGTCTGTTTACGTGGTAAATGAACTGACATCTCCGAACTCTACTGTGGATAACGATATCCAAATTAACTGTTTTGTTTCTGCTTGCGATAACTTCGAGCTTGCAGCACCTACAGACTATTACCTTTCTCGTTTAGGATTTCAACCTCCAACGCTCCCAGCGGGTGTTGATGTTTTACCTGAACCAGAACGTAATAATGCCGATCCAAAGGATCGCGTTTCTCCACAGTCTCTCGAAATTGATTCAGTAGCCATTGCTGATCCTCCCACAATAAATTCTATGGGACCTAAACAGTCCTCAGATTCATTGGTGAATAAAATTCACATGGGAGAAGCTGTAGCCTCTTTTAGAACGTTACTAAAGAGATACAACTTATCCGAAATTCTCCTTGTAGACGAGGATGAATTCAATGGTACAGCCGCAGTGATAGAGTTTACACGAAACATGTTTCCTCTCACTCCGGGATACACACAGGCTTTACCAGCCGATTCCAATGTAATAGAAAGTACAAGTTCTGGAAATTATGTGTATTCAAGAATGACGTTGATGAACTATCTCGTTCGAGCCTTCGGTGCTTGGCGAGGTGGCGTCAGATATACGTCCGATACGTCTTATAACGTGACCAACGACGCAAATATCACTTTCCCTTTGATATCTGACGCTACATGGTCTGTTTCTCGAGTTCCTTCGAACCTAGGAAATGGTAATTTTTCCGAGAATAAAAACGTTGTTAACTATCCGTCTACTTTCAGCCTAGCTGCCACGAAATACGATTTGTTGAACATAAATCGCTTTTCAAGTGGTATATCTGGTGCCACACGATGGACCACGAAAGTTAATCCCATCGCTTCTTATGAAATTCCCTACTATTCACAGTATCGCTTTGCTCCAGGAAAACGAGGAACAGTGTATACAGGGGCCGATATCTATCAGCCTTCTTATGAATTGTTAGGAACGTGTCTACCAGGGCTGTTACCCTACTACGTATACCAGTACGTAGCTGCAGGTGAAGATTTTTCCATGATGTTTTATTTGTCTCCACCAATCTTTTACGAACAGGGTTTGGCGCCCAGTTAAAACTCTCTTTCGAGAGTTATCATACCATACGGTGTTGTGGACCAGGTATGATAGTTTTTTCAGTTTTGTTTCAAAACTGACGTTTTAGTACACCGAGAGCCCGGTGTAGCGGAATAATCGACAGATTATTTCGTTGGCAACCCTACGAGTTGATTCAAGTGCGTGAATTTTTACTAGTGGTATTGCCACTAGATTTTATATATGCGCTCAACTTGTGTAGGATTGCCAGTATCCACGTACTATAAGACTATATATGGCATAGGTTAGGAAAAACCCTTGGAACCATGTATAGCCTTACTGGCTTTA